AGAAATCGTCGAATATGACTACTCAGACGGCGAGTTCCTACCTACCACTACTGTCGGAAGATTAGCTTGGCTGGTAGCTCAGAATTTTATCTTATTCCCTTCTACGAATGACATTACCGGGGCCCAGACTGAAAATAAAATAGGACCAGCTTTAAATTCTAGCTTGCCGAATAATTACAATCAACTAGTTGAAGGTCAGTCCTACTTAGCAGGAACTTGGGTTTATACACCACAGGTTGGGAGCGGTCCGGATGCTGTTTCTGACCCCCATTATAACTATGTGGACGTAACGAAAGGGGCTGTCAATAAGTACGCCTATGTAATTGCACCTTTTACTTACGGACCCAATGGGGCACTAACCGTAGATTACTTTAGCGAGTTAATAAAGCAAGGCATTATAAGAGAAGTGTCCGTACTAGATGGCAATGGCGGGCTACCCATTTACAAATACAAACCTAGATTCAAATGTGGGCAGTATTTAGAATACAGGGAAGTTTCAGGTGGGACCCCTACCTATTGTATTGCCGCCAAGTACTTCACACCAAGCAGCTCATCTATTCAGGACTTAATCAATGATGGCTCAGTGATCAACCTTGCACCTTCATTCGAGCTAAGGTCGCAATTAGACGACCTAGTAAATAATAGCGTATCTGGCAGAATAAAGACGACCAACTTGGTAAACGGGGGGTCAGGTTACCGAAACGGTACCTATACTAACCTACCTTTAATATATAGCAACCCAATCAATGGGGTTGGGGTCAACGGATCTATTAACTTGGTAGTCTCAGGGAATACAATTATTTCCTACGAGTTATCTGATTTTGGAAGGGGGTACTCAATTGGCGATGTCCTGACTATAGATAATAGTTACTTGGGCGGTACTGGTAGTGGCTTCCAAATCCAAATAACCTCTCTTTACCCCCGGCTGACGGAAATAAATACATTTGTCAGGATGTTTACCTTCTATAGGGGGGACAGAACCTACTTTAGAAATGGTAATTCGGTAAAATCCTATACTGCCACATCTAGCGTAAGCCCCTTATTTGACTTTTCAATTTACTACAAAAATGGTATTTTCATAGACTCCTCAGAAGCTGGAACAAACGAATTTGACCCCCGGGCATACGTCCCATATTTTAATCCGGAGTATGTCAAATACGCAGAGGACACCCTTATAGCAGAAGATGGTAGGAATATCTATAGGGTAATGAGAGCATTCACACCTCAAACAACGGTGACCAACTGGACAAACATGACAGTCACCAATACGGCCAGATACGAAGAATTTGCCGATAACCTACTGAGGTACGTCTCTTTTTACCGGTGTGAAGAGGAAATTATCTCTCAATTTGGACTGGAGACCTCCTCGATTAAATTAGGCGTAGCTCAAATAACATTAGTGCCACGTAATACGGGGAGATTTACCAACTCTAACCAGGAAATCACTTATGTATGGGAGAACCCCAGTTCCAATACAGATGTTCCCCAACTCTCTTGGTATACTGGGACTACTTTCCCCTACCAACCGCCTGACTATAAAGAAGGAACCTTAAGTCTATGAGCCAGATTATCACGCCTTTAAATGGAGGCAGGGGGGAAATTCAAACATCTTCTAATCCTACATTTGGTACTATATTGTCCGTTCAGTTTCAAGAGGCTAATAACCTGTTTGAGACACCCACTGAATGGGTACCAGGTGGTAGACCTATTTATGGTAGGTTACCTGCTGCATCAGAACGATACTATATTGACTTTGGACTAGATAGGAAGTCTGCTTATGTGTATCTACCGCCTGGGGAAAGTCCGTTTGGCCCTAATTCCCTGGAAGTTGTTGCATCAGGAGGTGATAAATTTTTAGTCATCAAGCCTGGAACCGTAGTTTGGGAGCACGGTAATCTTTCCATAGGCCCAGTCATTATAAATTTAGAACTGGTAGGGATGGCTGATTCCCAATATTTGATAGCTTATAGATTGACCTATGACGATTCCCCTTTCTATGCTTTGTACTCTGTAGAGAATTATTCCCTATCTGGTCACGAAATGAATGTCGTCAGTGGCACAGATTCTGAGGTAGGGTGGAGGTTCGCACCTAAATATGCTTTTTGCGATGATACGACCTTAGAATGGAGAAATTACGATGGAGTATTTCCATATTATTCTGGGGCGCCGTACCTATACTGGCAATTCCCCAGGGCGGCTTCTTTTTCTGAGATAACTTTCCGTTGTCCACCTGACACTGTAATTACGGGTAGCGCCACTCTATCTATAACCAACTGTTTTAACGAAGATCCTGATAACCCTGGACAACCGGACCCTAATAGCCCATACTGCCCTAATCCAGATTGGATTTTTGTGGAAACAGTGGAAGTTAGTAGGGATAGTATAGGTCAATTCTTTACGTTTCAAATTGCAATACCTACCTTTAATACTGGTTGGAAGATCGAGTGGTCTGACCCCGAAATTTCCATACAGTCTGTTTCTGTTTCAGGGACTATCTCCCTCCTGAGGAAACCGTCTACGGGTAAATCAGAAGTATCTCTTGTTGCTCACCCACTGGGTAGTCTGCCATCTACAGTAATTAATAGTGCGGGAGAAGAAGTTCCGATTACTTACTGTAAACTTGCTCAAGTTGATATTTCCCCGAGTTATGAAGTAAAGAAAATTTTTGACATCAGAGAATCAGTAAATGCAGATTACCAACCCATTGCAGAATGGCTTACAAGGCCATGGGATGACAACTTGATTAACCTATACGAGCAAGTGGATAATTATTCGACCCTGTGGATGACCCCTGATACTTGCATGAATCAAGAATACTTAGCACTATCTGATGATTTAATCATTGTAGAATAAAATGACCAAAATTTCCCCAAATTTTAACATAGGCGACTATGAACTCTATGGGTATTCCAACCCATTCCTATCAGATAGTCAAGCTGCATCTGTCCAACAAGTTGGAACCAGAGTTAGTAACCAATTAGATTGGTTGGCCCAACTATTGGGTTGGAGCGGTGATGAATACTGGTTTAGTCTTGTTTCAAACATAGACCAAAAACGACAACTCTTGGGTGGTACTTTCGGTGTTTACAATAGCTCTGTATTCCCTGTCGTCAAAGAAATTAGGAACTGGGAAGGCTCCATTGTAGTTGAATCTGATAACAGAATTCAAATCGGTCAAATTTTGACATTGGGTGATTATTCATACGAAATAAAGGATGTCCAAAAAAATAACCAATCTTTATCGTTGTTTATTAGCGAGTTCAATGATCAATTCATACTTGATTATTCTATCGGTAGCCAAATTAAAATTAATATAGAAAGTACTCGGCCAGCCCCATTCTATAGGCCAACCCCTGGCATCTCTGCTGATGCTTCATTTTTGGTTAGCTTAGTAAATGAGACTGGTTCCATAGTCCTCCACCCAGATTTTGATAACCAATACTCTTTACCGTATGTATTCAACATATTTTATGTGGGGTCCAGACTATACTTTGATAAACCCGTACAGCTCATCATTTCTGAAGAAGTTACTATAGATCCAACCTATAGTTTTGAAACAAAGTCGTGGTTCCTGGACATCCCCCTAAATCTAAAATTAGAAGGTCTTGGAATTAATGCCCTATTAAAGTATTATGAGTATAGCTCAACTTTCTTGGTACTACCTTGGTCATTCAATAGCGACTGGAATTGCAAATCCGTCTTAGATAATTTTACGGGGGTCTGGGGGAATAAGGGAGGATTTTTACCATTTAATTTCGTATTTGATAGCCTTAGCTTACATGGTTTCGATGAGAGAAACTCCCTGTATTCGGCGCCAGTGGAAAGAAAGATACCATTTAATGACATTTTAAATTTCATTTACTACCAGAAGGCAACAGTAAGCCCTACTGCCCCGTCTCCAAAACAAAATCAAATCTGGTGGAATAGCCAGACAGGATCATTTTCGGTTTACGACGGGGGCGGCTTCAACTGTGGCCCATGGGTGGAGATAGAGTACCCTGAGGATGGTAATTTCCCCTTAATCCCTGATTTCCTATTCCCTGATTATAATAGTTTCTCTAGCTATATGGACCCAATTACAGTCGGGGCAGTCGTTAGGATCTTAGACGCTACTGGGCTATCAGAAGCTGATGGAGTTATAGGTCTGTCTGGGGCCATATCTGGTACTTGCCAAATCGACATGTTCAAACCATCTGATGAGGGGCACTGGCAGCTGCAGTCTGTAATATACCCTGATGAGACAAACTTTTCCATAGACGCCCCCATTTTACCTGCAAGGGTAATTATCAAACTAGAAAATTCGGCATCTCTTAGTCCATCCACTAGTAGCTATGTGGTTGCCAACCTATTGGCAAACCTGGGGGGCCCTTACCCCCTGATCTTATCAAGGTGGGATAATCAGCCGAGGAGTCCATGGTATATTTCACCCCCGTCCAAATTAAAGTACATCGGGGATACCCGTCTCTTTGGCGATGAGCTACAAGATGGGGAATTATCTTGGGATTACAGTAACCCCGACCCACAGGTAAGGGGGGCATCTATCTTCTATTATAACCGGTGGGAGTTGGTGGGCACCCAATGGGAACTACAAGGAGACTGGGTAGACATCAATAGTTTCACCCCTGCTGCCCCATCATCAGCTGTCAATTTTGATGCTGTTAAGGTATTTTGTAACGATGTACCACTAGAGCCATCCATTCCGTATCAAACTGAGGATTTCCAAATAGTTTTTACAGTTGACAGCCTAAATGGGACTTTTAATTTTTCCTACAACACAATGACTTTCGAGGGAAAAGTTAAACTCCCGACAGTAATAATAACGGATTCGCTGACTTATACATTTAGACACGACATCTCCAACTTGGTATTCAGTGGGTTACAAATCTACATGTCCCCCAACGTAATGGACGCTTCTACTTCTTTGAGAATCTGGAAGACGAAGCCCCTGTATGTGGTCAATTCCGTACCAGAGTTGGATATGTATGACAATGCCCTCGTGGCTGATTTAAACTCAGGAGTAGGTGATGAAAACTGGGAGAATTATTTCCTAAGGCTACCACCGGCCTACCAAAGGAACGGGCCAGAGTGGCAAAAAGTAAACCTGATTTGCCAAGATTTTGGCTTATGGGGGTCTCCTTTATCTCCAGAAGACATGGAGTGTCCCCCTCAGCAAGAGCAACCAAGGATTTACGACGATGTGTTTCTATACGGTCTAGAGCCATCGAGTCCCACTTATCTGTATTCTGAATCTTACTTATATTCCAATGTACGGTACGGCCTAGGTCTGGAAGAGGACTACCTAAATGCTGCCATATTGCCGGGTGCGGATATTGATTTTGATGATTTCTCAGGGTCCAAAATAGTGGAATATGCCCCCCTCCACGACCGTAGAGCGACCACTGAAGCCACATTAGATAAAGTCTATGGGGATTGGGAAGGGGATTACTACAGAGCGGATGAATGCGGAAGACTATCTGGCCACTTAGCTAATGACTTGGAAGATTCAATTATCGAAAGAGTAGACGCCCCACTCTGGGATTCCAGTATCTATAAAATTCCAACTACTTGTGTCATAAACGAAGAATCTTACAGAGTAGACGCCAACCACTATAAGGTCGGCTATGCGTATTTTGCTGCGGATTTGTCGGCCGCTGATGAAACTTTCTTCGATCCATTTAATCCTACATCTTGGAAAAAATGTACGCAAAGAACTTCCCTCTATTTGACCCCGTGCCCGGATTGCCCATAATTGATCTGTAACAATAAAGTCAGGGTAAAAATCTATCATACAAACAAATTATTATGACCACCAAAAGAAAAAACTTGGATGAGACTCAGGATTTGACTCCCGATAGCGCCGAGGGCGCTGAGAGCCTTGGGAGCCTTGGGAACTTTGGGAGCCCCGAAACCCCCGAAACCCCTGAACCAATTTTGGAAGTAAGCCCCAAGCAACTAAGCCCAATTCTTAAAGCCCTCTCTAAACCAAAAGTGCCTGAGGAAACTGCAGAGTTAGACAAAAATGAATTAACTCAATTTCCGATTAGTGACACACAAGTGGCACAAGTAGCTCAAGGGGAACAAAAGATAGTCAAACCCCAACCAAAGCGCACCCAACTTAGAAATACCCCTAGATTCTCAGCGCATAAGTAATGGCACAAAGTCTCAGTTGTATACCGCTAACTCACAATTTAGCCAGGTTGATGCTATTTGCAGAATCCAATGCTAAGTATGCTGGTTTACCTAGGGGGATGGTTAGGGGGAAAATAGTCGATGTCGATGACCCTGAGAATCTCGGTAGGGTTAGGGTACTATTTGATGCTATGAACCCGGATGATATACCTGAGGTTGAAGGGGCCGGTTTATTTTCGGGTCCAAGGGACGGTAAAGGAAATTCATATTCACATTGGATTGACGCTTCTCCTGCATTTGTCGGTAAGCAGCCCCCGGACTTGGTAGGGTCCAGAGTAAATGTCATACTAAGTAATGGCCAATACCACTATGCCATCTTGAGTGATACCCTTTACGACCCACAAAACCTAACAGAACAAGCGGCAGGGGGGTTGACAATTCCTAACAACTCTTCCATGACTCGCCTCCCAGTTTACCCCTCAGGGGGTCTACCCCCACCTTGCAAGGAAAACCGTGGTTGCTCTGTCATAGAAGAAGATGGCCCCATGAGTTCTGACTGGGTATGCGTCTGTCTGAAAAGAAACGGCGAGTACATCTGGGTACGACATTGTGACTTGCAGCATGGGCACGCAGGGGCTAATGACTCTATTCAGCCACCAGACTCTTCCGGAAATAGGCAAAACCCCATTCAAGCCGGGACGGTAAGTGATTGTACTTTTCCAACATCCAATGGCCAGTGCAAAAGATACTCAGCTTTTGGGACTGCGCCCACTGGTAACCCATTTGGGGTCGATGCTAATTGGAATCCCCCACCGATGAGCGATAAACAACCATTCCCTTTCGAAGACCCTAAGCTCCTAGACATGGGTGCTGCGATGGATTTTGTGAGGAAGGATGCTGGGTACATAGAAGGCCAAATTAAAGGCTCTTTTACTACCGCATGGACCCCACAAATTCCAGCGACCCTGCCGGCAATACCTGGCATTAACTTTGCGGAGACCGCTTTAAAAACAGCACAAAAAGCCCTTTCTATCACTGAGGCTGCAAGGAACATCATATCAGATCCCACGACATTTATTCAGTCAACTGCATTGGCGGCCCTACAATCGTATTCCCCTCAAACTAATTTTATACTAAAAACGCTACAAAATCCCCAAGGTACTATAAACACTGTTTACTCATCCTTGACTTCCGCACTAAATCCCTTTAAATAATGGCATTCGAAAGTAACTACAACGCTGATTATGACCCAGGGTTCCCAATCTATCAAGGGTTCGGCCAAAGTGCCACAAACCCGTTGGCTCCAGTTTTTTATCAGTCCCTTGGTGTAGTTAATAATCTGTCGGTTTATGATTCAATCTATGCGTCTCGAAGCATATTTGCCGATGTATCATTTTCTGTAGGTGATAGCTTGCTTAGTAAGGACTTGTTCAGCGTCGGGGTCCAAACTAACTTTCTTAAGGCAGTAAATTGCGAACAACCCGTAAACTGCGAAAAAACCCTTAGGGTAAATGACATTACAAATACCGACCGCCTGATTGTCGCTGGTATAGAGTTTAGGCCGACTAGAATTGTAACCCAGAATGGCACATTCACAGTACTCGCTGCGATTTAACAATGGCTATCCGCCGACCTTCAATTTATCGTCAAGACCTATTTGCCTTTCAAGATTTTCTATACTATGAAAATGGCTCAGAACAAGGAAGATATATCCTCGGTAAATATGACGGAGAACCCTATGAGTCATTGCAGCAAACTTTTGACTACCCTGCACCTGATTTCGGGGGCGGCTATATTGTGTCCAGAATCGATTACACTCTTGTGGGTAATCTTATTACAGTAGAGCATTGGGAGATTAACTGGAGAGATGAATGGCCCCTGAGACTTGCTGCCCAGGTATTGGTCAATTGCTTGTACCCGGAGGGGAAAGGCTTCCTAGTCAGAGTCAATAGAGATGCCTATCCATTTTGGGTATCAGAGAATTTCTTCCCCGTAACCAATGAACCTGACGATTTCTTAATCCATAGATAATCATGGCAATACCCAAATTAAAGGAATCCACTTTAACGACCCCAAATAATGTCGTCCTATTCTTTGATGGGCCATTAGACATCACCATACCGGTCCCCGTCTCCAGCTTCACAGTATGCTTCGGTCAATACGGGGTGAACACCATAGTGTATTCCTCAGATACGATGATTTCACTGGGGTTAGATTCTGCATTGTCCCCTTGGGATGAAGTCTTTGTTTCGTATGAGCCACCACTAGACCTAAATGTATGCCTCAGGGGGCCCATACCACCGGGTTCAAATGATGTAATCAAAAAGAGGAATGCCGTCAGGGCCTTTTATAGGTTTGCGGTTAAAAATACGTTAGCCCCTGACGAAAAGACCGACGGCACCCATAAGGGGTCTAACTTGGGGCAGACCATCGGCGGTTATGGGTTCCCTTATCAGGATCGCTCAGGAGTTTTAACACCCAATCGCTCAGACCCACGTAGCGCATCCCCGGATGATTTCATCACAGCCTTCGGCCTTAAGGAAGCCGTTCAACTGACAAATATCGATGATGCTTCTGCAACTAGTGTCAACATAGTCAAACTTAGGATGGCAATCGAAGACGCTAATTCTCTAATTGACTCTTACATTGAGCAGTCTGGGAAGGCTGGCAAGGTACTAATTACCAGTAGTCGCAGAAGGACCGCATTAATTATTGCTAGATACTACCTTGATACAGTCCGTAAAAGAGATGACATCAAAAGTGATTATGTAGAGGCCCTTAAGCAACTAGATGCCGAACGGCAAATGACTGCTATTCGGGCAGGACACGGGGACTCTGCTATTGATACTAAACGCGGCATAATGCGGACATGGCGTATTCCACAAAGGTATAATGGCGTATCCGGGAAGGGTTTCGGCGGTTGGAATACAGACACTGCAGGGGACCAGGCCCCAGATTACCGATTGGGTTATGGCGCCACGGGGCAAAATAATACTAACTCCAACTGGATAACAGATAGTAATTATGAAGACCTAGGGGGCACCCCACAAGTCATACAACCTAATGATGCGGGTGGTTACGATATCGGCGGGTCAAATACAATATTCCCATGAGGTAAACAATGGCTGAACTTTCTACTATAACCCGCATAGAGCAGTACTTATGCGACTCCCTAATAGCATCCCCCTTAATCCCACTTAATGTCAATGTCCTACGGCTGGCAGATGCCATGGATAACGAGGGTGTGGTTAATCAGACTAATAACATTGTGGTTAGATTTGTGGGGGCATCGTCTAATGTGACAAATAAAATTCCCCTTATTTACGATAAGAGGATGCAATTTGAATTGAATTTCTCCTGCCAAAATTACCTAACCAGTTCTGGCCATGATTTTGCCACCCAGTTGTTAATGGGTTCAGAGATTACAATTTCAGGTGGGGTGCCGTCGGGTTCTTTCGTGCAAGTTACTGAGCCGTTCCACTGTGCATCGACCCAATTTACAGGGGTAACCAATCAATCTCAATACACATACACCCAACTATATACAGTAACAGTCCAGGAAGTCTACCCATACGTCGCATTAGATCCTTGCGTCCAAAGGGGAGATTGCAGGCAGTTATTCCCAGGACTTAATGTAGCTACCACATTGCCACTAGGCGGAGTAGTAGACGAGGCTTCCGGCAGTATTTATGTTCCATGGTACCCTGGTGCTAATCCGTCAGAATATGAGTTTTCCAACCAGTCCGGCATCAGATGGAGTAATGAGGTAACCCAAAGTGGAGACTGGGTCTTTATTTGCGATCCTAGCGAAGTATACATAGAAGACCCCCTGGGGCAACCTATTTACTTGCTAAGTAACAATAGCTATACCGAAGATGGTCGCCTAGTGGTTACTGTTTGGGACGCTCAAACTAAGCAGCCACTGAGGGAAGTTTTCTATGTAGATTCTGGGAAAAAACTGGCTAGATACGCCGTTGAATTATGGAGGAATACACTGGAAGGGGCAACTGATGGCAATAGCGGCATTGCATCCGATTCTGTCAAAGAAGCCATTTTCTTCCAAGGAATGAATACCGGTGAATTTGCAGTTGTTAAGGGGGCTTTTCAAATTTTCTACTCAGACCCCCTAAACCCAGAGGCAAAAACCCAAACCCTGGCGGGAGGTTCATTAATTGGGGTAAAACCAGATATATTCATTCAAGCGCCTAAGGGAAGATTTTACTTCGTGGGTCAATCCCCTCAAGGGAAAGGTTGGTTACTAGAAGGTACATTTGAACTTGCTTCCATGAATTCCCTGTGGAAACTTGGGTGTGGGGTTTGCCAGGGTGGGCCAGAACCTACGGCCCTGTGTTGAAGATTGCCATGATTGCCCTCGTAAAAATGGGATCCAAGTGGCAACTCCCAATCTGATTCGCAGGCAGGAAACTCTACACCTTGTCAACTTTGCTAATTGTTAAATGGAAACTCCAAGATCCCTATGGGCTCAGTACCATACGGCAGTTAAATCCGGCGATAACAAACTAGCTGAAACCCTGCTAAGAAGATTGCACTCTTACAAATCTACCCCTAAACCACAGGGTTGCTCAAGTTGTAATAGGAGATTCAGATGATGAATCAAAATGAAAAAATTCTACGCCAAAAGGAAAAGCTAGCTCTCAGGACTTTACAAGTAGCTGAGGACTCCTTGACTATTATCCAGGCTTCTTTGGAGGAGTGTAGTACTGACGATTTAGTGAAAATTTTTAACTCCTCCGTTAAAGCCCATAGGGATTTCATTTCCGATACGGCTGCTTTGACAGAAGGTGAAAGTAAGTCTGAGAAGGAACTCACTAAGGAGTACATAGGTACTGCGGCTGAACTCATTAAGAAGTTTAAACCCCAAGTATGACACTCCCACGACCGATAATAAACCACGCTAGTCAACTAGATGAACACAGCTCATGGCGCCATTACATTAGGGGTTTACATCATCTTAATGTCTTAGAAGCACCAAACTCTGTCATTCAGAACTACATGTTTGAGTCTTCTAGGTATTGTTTCCTGGCTTTTGCAGACTTGATGAAGGGTGGTGCGTTAAAGGTCGCGGATTTCCATGAAATTATTGCCAGTGGTTTTGAGGATCTAGCAAATAAACGCTACCATAACTTGATCGTATCCTGTCCCCCCCGGTCCGGTAAATCAATGCTGGCATCAATGTTTGTGGCTTGGTTACTAGGGAGAGATCAAGAAACTCAACACGTTATTGCCTCTTATGGCTTATCACTGTCCAATAAGTTCCATAAGGAAGTTATCGGCATGTTGAAGACACCTGTCTTTAAGAAAATCTTCCCTGATTGGAAAGGTTTTGCTAGGGACTCTAAATTTGAGATGCTTAGTGGCGGATACATCCTGCCTACTTCTGTCGGTGGTGTGTTGACTGGCCATACGGCAGGGTCTGTAAACATTATTAGCCCAGGTGTGGGGGCCATGGTAATCGACGACCCACTGAAAAGCTCAGCTTCTGCCAGGGCTTTTGAGAGCCTCCAAACGTGGTGGCAAGAAGAGGCATCGACACGTAAAACTAACAATTATTGCCGTCTAATTATTGCGACCAGGTTTCATGCCAATGATTTGCATGGCCAGGTTTTAGAATCGGACGGTAGCTATGATGAGGAAGAAAACCCAGAAGGTTGGAGATGGGTGAATATTGCGGGCCTGTGTGAAGACCCCGTCGATGACCCCTTAGGTAGGCAAATCGGTGAGTCCCATTGGCCTGATAACCCGGCATTCTCGATTGATATGCTGGAGGCCCAAAAGAAAACTATGGGCAGTTCCAAATTTGCGGCCCTTTATCAAGGAACTCCAACTGCAGCAGAAGGTCAAATTGTAAAGGCTGGGTGGATAGTTAGGGTAGAAGAAGAAAAATGCCCACCACTAGATGTAGTATGGCTAGGTGTAGACTGTGCGTTTTCTGAAAAAGAAGGTGCAGACGAAACTGCGGTCTGTGTGGCTGGCATTTCAACTAGGGACCCCCGAACTGTTTACATTAGGGAAATCGTTAAAGGGAGATGGGGTTTCCCTGATTTGATTGCATCTATTAAGCAACTACATTCCTTCTACAAACCAAAAGTAATCTGTATCGAAAAGGCAGCATCCGGCCAGTCCTTGATACAAATGTTGAGACGGGAAACAAAAATACCTGTAGAAGAAATGAGACCCCTTAGGTCAAAAACGGTTAGACTCGAAGCTGTTTGCCCACTTTTAGAGAATGACAGGGTTAAACTCGTTGAGGGGTTATGGGTAGATAGTTTTATTAAGGAGCTAACAGGATTCCCCTTCGTTAAGCACGATGACTCGGTGGATGCGTTTGTGTGGTCCCTGACGTACTATGCGATGAAGCTAGACACCGTTGACCGTGGGGTACAAGACGCTATAATACAAGCGAGGAGGTGGAGCGGAGGAAACAGAAGGCCATTCTTAGGTGATTCGAATTTACCTACTGGTAGAGTAGGGAGGAATTTACCTTCGGCTGGACTTTACAATAATTTAGATTCTGGTTCTGGTTTTATCGGTCCAGAGTCTTTTTCCAGACCCCGCCTCAATAGGGATGACACTGGTTATGGGTTATCGCTCTGACCCCAGGTAAGAAGTCCTAGAGCAAACCAAAAATCAACACAAGCCAACACAAGCCAACAAAATCTTAACTAAAATGACACCAAAACACCCAAAAATAACACACGCTTCCCAGCTATCGGAACATTCAAGCTGGAGAGCGTATAAGAGGGGACTTCTTGAACTTGAAATGAATGGGGCCACCGAGGAAGAAGTTTTGCGGTCCATTAAAGAATTCGCCAAAAATAGTTTTCCTTACTATTTGTCTCGCGCCACGGAAGGCACAGACTCCTTGCTAAATTGGGAAACTTATGAAGTCTTGGGGTCTCACTTTGAAGACATTGCCGAAGGTAGATATCCGATTCTCTTAGTATCAATGCCCCCTCGCACAGGGAAGTCAACATTGGGCTCTCTCTTTCTGTCATGGCTCCTGGGTAAAGACCCTGATACTAACCATTTCGTAACTTCTTACAACCAAAGTCTTGCAAAGGTGGCGGCAAATAGGGTGAAGCAAGAGGTTAATAATCCACTTTTTGAGGAAATTTTTTCTAAAATTGACCTGGATCCTCACCATGTCGTGCCGTCTGCTCCTGGGGGCCCTGTATGGGGGTCTGGTTACGGGAACTGCAATCCCTACTCTGAAGTGCCTGGAGTTTGGTTGATCGATGAATATCACAAGTCCTCAAATATAACAGTAAATAAAGACTGGATGGAAGAGGAAATTATGACCCGGCGCCACCAAAACAGTGCCATTGTTGTTCTTGGGTCAAGATGGGGTGATGAAGACATTTTCGGCTACTTCTTAGATAAATTCGGTGTTTTTGACCCCGTATCAAACCCGAAAGGAGCCGTCCACATTAATCTGTCAGCAATTATCGGAAGTAAAGAAGAGGCAGAGGCTGACATTCTTGGTAGGAATGTAGGGGAAACCTTGAGTAGAATCAATTCCTACTGGTCCCCCGAAAATCTGAACCATATTAGAAGGAATATCGGCGATGAAAAGTTCTCTTGGCTGTATAAAGGGTGCTCACCGACACCAGAAATCCCCCCATTAGATGGAGTTATCATTTCTGTTGATCCTGCTTTCAGTGCCTACAGCATTGATAAAACAGGTATTTGCATCGCGGGGGTTACAAAAGAAAGAGACCACATGTATGTCCTTGACACTTACGAAGGCAATTGGGACTTGAAAACTGTCGGAGTAATCCTAAGCCTAGCAGTTAAGGCATACGGAGCGGAAGAAATTGTACTTGAGTCCGCTTCGGGAAGTGCGGCTTGGGCCGTATACCTACAGGATTTAGGGTTAAACGTTTGCGTAGGTAGCAAGTTGCAACAAACCAAATTAAATGCCTTCACTCAAATGTTAAGCTCAGGAAAAGTAAAATTCTCTAGTTCAGATACTCTCAGTGCGTTGGATGGCTGTGATAACTTCCAGATTTCATTATCCGACACCCTATGTGCAATCTTAGTTAGCTACAGTCAACTACTACCCATCGTCACCTGACGACAAATTGCGATTCGCAACCGCATAAAAAGTTGCTGTTGTTACCAACAGTATCAAAATGGCTATTTCACCAACTGACAAAAACCCTGCTATCATGCAGGAGCTTCACGGCACCCGTTGCCTCATTACAGACCTTGCCTCGGATAAGTACCTTGATCAAGCGAAAAAAAGACCTCAATACACAATCCCGAAAGACTCCTACTCCCGATGGTGTGGTGGCGCTAATGGATTCGACTTATTCGTCGAAAGGGTCCATGAATGAGTACATAGAGTGGTTGCTCAACCACGATAAATGGTGGTCTCTCTGATGCATTAGCCATCTAACGGGGGCTTTTTGCCAGGGGCAGGGTAAAATAAGGTCGTAGAGTTCCCTTTCACAAATGACTCTGCCTATTAGTTTCGAAGGGGGTGAGGATCATGTAATCCAAATTAGCAACGAAGCATACACGTTATCCACAGTTGTCATTAACCCTCTTTACCAAATGTTGAGATCAAAAGACAAGCGCAAATCGCGCCGCGCAGAGTCCGCCCAAATGGTTGAACGCTCCTATAACAGGGGCATGGATATTTTACCTTTCTACCCTAAAACAGATAGTCAGGAAGATCTCTGGAAGTCCTTAAACTCCAACGTAGTTACAATTGCCGTTGGTCCATCGGGAGTTGGAAAAACCCTAGTGGCGCTATGGTGGGGGCTTGAAGCAATCAAAGAAGGTAAACTCGATAAGATTTACTACCTAAGGAGTGATGTCGGTTGTGCTCACCAAAGGGGAAGAGGGGCATTACCCGGAACTTTAGATGAAAAAATGGCCCCACTTGTTGGCCCCGTTTATGATAACCTCGCGGTTATGACTCGGTCCTTAGGGGCAGCGGAGTACTTACTCTCAAAGAAAATCATAGAGCCCATGATGCTTGAAGATGTGAGAGGACGCTCATTTAATGAAAGTCTAATCATTTTCGATGAAGCTCAAAATTCTATGCCAGAAAATGTGAAAACTGTAATTAGTAGAGTGGGGGAAAACTCCAAAGTAGTAATTACAGGTGACACCAAGCAAATTGACTTGGAAGTTTTCAGGCATGATAGCGGCCTACTAGATAGTTATCGCCGTTTAGCTAATATATCGGGAGTAGGTAGAGTACAATTCAGTAAATCTGATATCGTCCGGAACGGCATTATTGCCGACATTTTAAGTGCCTATGAGGATTAATGATCGAAATAGATAACCCTAAAGAATTTGATTTTGCAATTGCTGGAACTATTCAGCACCTAGGCGCACCCCAGAGATGGGGGGGGGTCCGGGAAGAAAAGATGTTCTTTAGGGAAATCTTGTCGCTCAACTTGCATTCAACGGGGTTTAGTTTGCAGAGTTGAATTAAGCCCATATATTGCAGATTCCCTTGGGAAATTCATCAAGCTAATGAGAAGT